AAACCAGCTGCCTACCTGGCTGAGGAGGTTGCAGCAGAGTTGGTTTCCGAACTAAATCAGATGCTTGAGCAAGTGGTTGCTTCAGAGTTGCCAGATGAGCTTAAGCATCTTTTCTGTCGCAATCTTGAGGAACTTCGCCATGCGTTGTTGGCGTTTAGAATCTCTGGTGCCCAAGGAATAGCGGATGAGATTGATCGGGCCCTCGGCTCTATCGTGAGGCACAGGGAAGTAATCAGGAGTGAAACTCCTAGCTCAGAGGAAAGCTTAGTGGAGAAGGTGTTCAAGCTCCTCGAGCGGGTAAATTCAACTATCAGCTTTGCCCAGAACACTGCTCCTCTTGTACCGGCCTTGAAGGGACTCTTGGCGGTTCTACCCAATTGACATCCGGCTGATTCTCGCACCTTCCAAAATACTCTCAGCTCTCGCGTGGGAATGATCGTCCCACCTGCTTGCAGGTAGGACCTTCAGTCAGGCCAAGGATGGCCGCCCCATCGGGAGCATCGTTATGTCATCGCCGCAACCCCGGCGCCGCCGCGCGCCGCGTATGACCAGTTGGACGCTGGTCACCCTCGTCCTGCTGATCATCCTCGCCGCGATTCGCCCGGAGCAGCTCCAGGTCGTCGCCTATAAGTTGGTCCTGGTGACCTTGGGCGCGGTGGCCGGTTACTGGATCGATCGCAGCCTGTTCCCCTACGTGGCTCGCCCGCATGAGTGCTCAGCCAACCTGGTTGTCGTGGGCGCATGGCTGCGCCGTGGGCTGATCGTACTGGCTTGCATCCTCGGCCTGACGCTGGGGCTCTGACCATGGGTGCCCCGCAAATCATCTGGATCGTGCTGGCCGCTGTGGTCCTGGTTACGTCCTATGCGTGCGATGGCCTCACCAACGTGATCAGCTTCAAGCAGCGCGTGTTCGACGTGATCGCGATGACGGCCCTGGTGTGGTGGGGAGGCTTCTTCGGATGAAGCGCCTGCTCACCCTCGGCCTGCTGGGCCTGCTGAGCGCCTGCCAGCCGGCCTTCGCGACGGATCGCATCCCCACTGCCGCCGAGCAATACCGGCGCACCCTGGTGCGCAGCGCCCATGCCGAATGGGGCCTGTCGGCGCCGATCGCCACCTTTGCCGCACAGGTTCACCAGGAAAGCCGTTGGCGTGCTGATGCCCGCTCGCCTGTTGGTGCCCAGGGTCTGGCGCAGTTCATGCCCGGAACCGCGGAGTGGATCGCCGGCCTGTATCCGGCCGCCCTCGGCACCAATCAGCCGTTCAATCCTGGCTGGGCACTGCGCGCGCTGGTCACCTACGACCGTTGGCTCTACGACCGAAACCAGGCCTCCAGCGAGTGTGATCGCTGGGCATTCGTACTGTCCGCTTACAACGGCGGCCAGGGGTGGGTAAATCGCGACCGTAGGCTGGCCTCGGCATCCGGCGCCGACCAGCTGGCCTGGTTCGATTCCGTCGAGCGCTTCAATTCCGGGCGCTCGGCCGCCAACTTCCGCGAGAACCGCAACTACCCGCGCCTCATCCTGCTGCGCTACGAGCGGATCTACCTGCGGTGGGGCGACGGCGTGTGCGGCGAGAGGTACACCCTATGAGACTGTCCCCCAGCATCACCCTGGCTCTGAACATTACCTACCTCGACCTAGCGCTGATCCAGCGGCTGTTCGCAGGCAGTCGCGACTTCCTGCCGGCACCTGAGCTGTATTGCTCGCCGGTGCCGCGCGAGCGGCATGGCAAGTCCGGGGTGGCTCGGGCGAAACGTAAGGCACGCAAGTACAAGCGGAGGAACCATGGCCGTCCTTAGCCTCCTGCGCACCAGCACGTTCTGGCTCGTGCTGAGCGCGGTGCTGTGCGGCGCAGCCGTAGTGATCCACGGCTCCGCAAGCTACGACCGTGGGTACGCCACCGCTCGTGCCGAAGGCGACGCAGCGCTGCTCAACCTGCAGCTGCAGCATTCCAACGAGCTGGCCAAGATCGCTGAGGACAACCTCCTGCAGTTCCAACAGCAGGTCACTCGCGCGAATCAGGCGGAAGCGCGATTCCTGTCAGCCCAGGACCAGTTCACTGCCCTCCAGCAACAGCTATCGGAGCGTATCGCCCATGTCTCGACCCAATACCGGCCGGCACCAGGTGCTTCCCCTGTGCCTGCTCCTCGCTTCGTTGTCACTTGCGGCTGGCTGCGGGACTACAACCACGCCCTCGGCGCCGATCTGCCCTCCCCAGCAGCCTGCAGAACTGCCGCCAGCCCTCAAGAAACGGCCTGGCCCGCCTCCGGCGCTGACGCCGAACTACTGGAAAGCGGTGTCAGCGCGGCTGACATCCTGGCCCATGCCCGCGATTACGGGAAATGGTCTCTCACCAACCTGGCGCAACTGAATGCGCTGCTCGATGTAAACGACAAGGAAACTCACTGATGGACTTGGACTTCGTGCTGCGCGCCGGCCAGTTCGTATTCACCGCGGCGGTGGGCCTGTACTCGCTGGCTGCTGCGCGTCGTTCCAGCTCCAAGGCCGAGGCCGAACACCTGACGAATCGGCTCTCATCCCAGGACAACCGACTTCTCACCTTGGAGCAGCAGATGCTCCACCTGCCGGACAGCCAGCAGCTGTCGGAGCTGGCCGGCGACATGAAAGCCATGCGCGCCGAGCTGTCGGGGTTGGCCAAAGCGCTGGACCCTTTGACTCGCTCGGTTGATCGCATCAATGACTACCTGCTCAGCGAGAGACGCCCATGACTAGCAACTACTCCGATTTCATCAGCCAGGACCGCCGCCTGGTGATCCTGCGCATCCTTGCGGAAATGCCGACCTACCAGGCCAATAGCTCGGTACTGCACGCCGTCCTCAGCCAGTGGGGGCATGACCCCAGTCGCGACCAGGTGAAGGGCGAGTTGCGCTGGCTGGAGGAGCAGCAACTGGTGAAGATCGAGGACGTCAGCAACGGCGCAGTGCTGGTCGCGAAGCTGACTGAGCGCGGCGCCGACGTGGCCGCCGGCCGCGCCCGAGTGGACGGCGTGAAGCGTCCGGGAGCCTGACCATGGGCCGCAAGTCCAGCATCGACAAGCTGCCACCGGATGTGCGTTCGTTCATCGAGCGCTCCCTGCGCGAGAACCGCCTGACCCTGGACGAGCTGATCGAGCAGCTGCAGGAGCGCTTCCCAGGCAAGGAAAAGCCCAGCCGCTCAGCAATCGGCCGATACAAGGTCAGCTTCGACGAGATGACCCGGCGCCTGCGCGAGCAGCAAGCGATGGCCAGCCTGCTGGTTGAGGAATTGGGTGAGAACCCCGACGAGCGTGCAGGCGCGCTCCTGGTGCAGTCAATCACCACCTTGACGACCCATGCGGCCTTCGCTGCGCAGACCGAGGACGAGGTCGACATCGAGGACGTCCGCAAGCTGGCTCGGGCAGCCAAGGATGTCCTGCAGGCCCGCAAAGCCAGTATGGAGGAGCGCCGCCAGATCGAGCGCGAAGCCCGCGAGAAGCTGCTCCAGGAGCAGGAGCAGCGCTTGGAAGAGCAGCGTGGCAGCGACGGGATGAGCGAGCAGCTCGAAAACCGAATCCGCGGCATCCTCCTGGGGAAAGCCTGACATGGCCATGCGCGCAACCACTGCCGAGCTGGGTAAGAGGCTTACTGCGACCAGTGCCCCGCGTAAGATCGACCTGGCCGAGGAGATGGAGCTGCTCGGCGTCGACGTGCCGCAGGAAATCTCCGAAGCCCAGCCGGCCAATGAGCCCGTCTTCCTGCCGTACCAGCAGCGCTGGTTCGAGGACGAGAGCCAGATCATGATCGCGGAGAAGTCCCGCCGTACCGGCCTGACCTGGGCCGAGGCCGGGCGCAACGTGATCAATGCCGCCAAGCCGCGGCGCCGAGGTGGCTGCAACACCTTCTACGTCGGCAGCAAGCAGGAGATGGCGTTGGAGTACATCGCCGCCTGTGCTCTGTTCGCCCGTGCTTTCAACGAGCTGGCAGAGGCCGACGTCTACGAGCAGACCTTCTGGGACGAAGGGAAGAAGGAAGAGATCCTGACCTACATGATCCGCTTCCCGAAAACGGGGCGGAAAATCCAGGCCCTGAGCAGCCGGCCGAGTAACCTGCGCGGCCTGCAGGGCGACGTGGTGATCGATGAAGCAGCGTTCCATGAGTCCCTGGAGGAGCTGCTGAAGGCCGCCCTGGCATTGACGATGTGGGGCAACAAGGTGCGCCTGATCAGCACTCACAACGGCGTCGACAACCCCTTCAACACCTACATCCAGGATGCCCGAGAGGGCCGGAAAGACTACAGCATCCACCGCATCACCCTCGATGACGCGATTGCTGAGGGACTGTACAAGCGCATCTGCTACGTCACGGGCCAGGCTTGGTCACCCGAGTCCGAGAAAGCCTGGCGTGATGGTCTGTACAAGAACGCCCCCAACATCGAGTCGGCCGAGGAAGAGTACGGCTGCGTCCCGAAAAAGTCCGGCGGCGCCTACCTGTCGCGGGTGCTCATCGAGCAGGCGATGGTCGCCGACCACTCGATCCGCATTCACCGCTACGAGGCGCCGGCCGGCTTCGAGAGCTGGACGCCAGAGCTGCGAGAGGCGGAGGTTCGCACCTGGTGCGAAGAGAACCTCCTGCCAGAGTTGGCCCGCCTTAGCGACCAGGACCGCCACACCTTCGGCGAGGACTTCGCGCGCCGCGGCGACCTGACCGTCTTCACGCCTTTGGCGATCTCGCCGACCCTGCGCAAGCGCGTCCCCTTCCAGGTCGAGCTACGGAACCTCACCTACGAAGCTCAGCGCGACATCATGCGCTTCATCTGCGATCGCCTGCCGCGACTCAGTGGACTGGCCTTCGACGCCACCGGCAACGGCGGCTACCTGGCCGAGCAGGCTGCGCTGAAGTACGGCGCCGGGATGGTCGACCAGGTGCAGCTCAACCTGGCCTGGTACGCCACCTGGATGCCGAAGCTCAAGGGCGAATTCGAGGCATTCAACCTGGAGATTCCGCGGCACCAGACCGAGCTGGATGACCTGCTCTCGATCAAGGTCGAGAAAGGCATCCCTGTCATCGACAAAGGCCGCACCAAGGACTTGGAGTCAGCCAGCGGCAAGGGCAAGCGTCACGGGGACGCCGCCATTTCCTTGGTCATGGCCGTCCGAGCCAGCTACATGGAGGGTGGCGAGATCGCCTTCACGGCGCTGCCACGCCATAGCCGCGGCTTCGACAACGTCCAGGACCACAACAACGATATCGAGCTACCGGAGCCTTCAGCATGGTGACTATGACCCGGATTCTCGGCCCCGACGGCCAGCCGCTGCGCCTGAACGAGATCCGTGAGCCCCAGACCGCCCAACTGACCAGCCTGCACCATGAGGTCGCTGGTCACCCATCTCGTGGACTCACGCCTTCAAGGCTTGCCTCGCTCCTCGACTCCGCCGAGCAAGGTGACATCGTCGCCCAATATGAGCTGTTCGAAGATATGGAGGAGAAGGATGGCCATATCCACGCCGAGATGTCCAAGCGGCGCCGCGCGGTGGCTCAGTTGGACTGGGACATCGTTCCACCCGACAACGCAACAGCTAAGGAGAAGGAAGCTGCGGCGGCCTTGTACAACCTCATGCAAGGTCTGGACGACTTTGAAGAGGTAATCTTCGATACCACCGACGCCATCGGCAAGGGCTTCGCCTGCCAGGAGTTCGACGGCTGGCAACGCGTTGATGGTAACTGGCTCCCCAAGGCGATCATCCATCGCCCCCAGTCATGGTTCCAACTACCGCGAGGCGTTCGGCAAGAGATCCGGTTGCGTGGTCCGTCGGGAGGGACGCCGTTGCAACCCTTCGGTTGGATCACGCACGTTCACAAGTCCAAGAGCGGTTATCTGGAGCGCTCGGCTCTGTTCCGTGTCCTGGTCTGGCCCTACCTGTTCAAGAACTACTCGGTAGGCGACCTGGCCGAGTTTCTGGAGATCTACGGCATCCCCATGCGGGTCGGTAAATACCCGACCGGTGCCACCGAGAAAGAGAAGCTCACACTGCTGCGCGCCCTGGCCGCACTTGGGCACAACGCTGCCGGGATCATCCCTCTTGGCATGGAGCTGGATTTTCTGAACGCAGCCCAGGGCGATCCGGCCGCGTTCCAGTTGATGATCGAGTGGTGCGAACGAACTCAGTCAAAAGCCATCCTCGGTGGCACGTTGACCAGCCAAGCAGATGGAAAGACCTCCACCAACGCCCTGGGCAATGTCCACAACGAGGTACGCAAGGACTTGCGGGACGCCGACGCGAAACTGTTGGCGAAAACACTCAGTCGTGACCTGGTCTACCCGATTGCCGTCCTGAATGGCCTTGTCGACAGTTGGGCACGCTGTCCCCGGCTGGTCTTCGACGTCCAGGAGGCCGAAGACCTCAGCGCCTACGCCACAGCTCTTCCACCATTGGTGAAGCTCGGGATGCAGATCCCTCGCAGTTGGGCGCAACAGCGCCTGGCAATCCCGGAGCCAGCCGAGGGCGAGGAAGTGCTCGCGACCGTGACCGAGCCGGTCGTACCGCCGGCGCAGGTACCCACACGTGCCTTGGGAAAAGCGGTGGCCACCGCTGAGACACCTCCACCGAAGACCGCCGACCAGCAGTTGGATGACGCGCTCCGCCCGACCACCGACCGATGGATCGACCAAGTCCGTGCGCTGGTGCAGAGTGCATCCAGCCTGGATGAAATCCGTGATGGCCTGGAGCAACTGCTTCCGGACATGACCCTGGAACAGTACGCGGATGCGATGGCGCAGGCCCTGGCCGCTGCGGCGCTACAGGGGCGAGTCGAGATCCTGCAGGAGGTGGCCGGTGGCGCTTAGAGCAACCTCACTGCCTTTCGCCGAGCAGAACCAGTTCTTCCGGCGCAAGCTCAATCTGCCGACCAACGCCTGGACGGACATCTACACCCGCGAGCATGACTATGCCTTCGTCGTCGCCGGCGCCAACCGCGACGACCTGGTGCAGGACTTCCGTCAGGCAGTGGAGAAGGCAATAGCCGATGGCACTACGCTGGAGGAGTTCCGCCGTGACTTCGACCGTATCGTCGCCAAGTACGGCTGGAGCTACCGGGGCGGGCGCAACTGGCGCAGTCGAGTGATCTACGAGACCAACATGCGCAGCAGCTACATGGCCGGTCGCCTGGAGCAGCTCATGGCTGTGCGCGAGGAACGTCCTTACTGGCAATACCTGCACAGCGATGCGGTTGAGCATCCGAGACCGAAGCATGAGTCCTGGAATGGCCTGGTCTTGCGTTGGGACGATCCTTGGTGGCAATACCATTTCCCGATCAATGCCTGGGGATGCCAGTGCAGCGTGCGCGCGCTCAGCGAGGATGACCTACGCCGTATGGGCAAGGATGGCCCGGACGAGGCACCACCGATTGTGTGGCAGGCCCGGACCATCGGCCAGAACAGCCCAGACGGGCCGCGAGTGGTCGAAGTACCAGAAGGCATCGATCCCGGCTTCGAGTACATGCCGGGCCAAGCCAGACTGGACACTGCGGTGCCTCAGCCTCGCAATGGCGGGCCTACGCCTCCGGCCGGTCTACCAAGCACTCCGGCTTCTGACCCGCTGCCTGCGCCTCGTCCTGTTCCGACCAACCAGTTGCTGGACCAGGACATGCTCGATGCCGACGCGATCAAACGCTTCCTGCGGCCGTTCGGCGCGACCCTGGATAGGCCGGCCGTCTTCCAGGATGTAGTCGGCCAGCGCGTAGTGGTGGGGCGCGAGATGTTTGCCAGCCGAGTCGGCGGTGATCTGCTAGTAGCGGAATCCGGCATGTCGAAGAAGTGGTTGATGCTGGCGGCTGAAGCACTGCGGCGTCCGGCAGAGATATGGGTACGGCTGGATTGGGTCGAATCTCTGAAAAAGGCTGTGGTCCGTCGACGTTACCTGGCCAGCCTGCAGGTAAGCGGCGAAGCGGCTCCCGTCCAGGTTGTTGTCGAGCTGGACGCCAACGGCTGGGCAGCGAGCGCCGCGGTCGTCCAGCCAGGGCAGCAACCGCTGGCACCATATCGCCAAGGTGTTCGGCTGTACCAGGAGGCGTGACGTGGCTGGAGTAACCCTTGAATACAGCAGTGAGAAGGTACTTGAGGCGCTGAGGGCAGCCGCTGATCTCATGCGCTCCCCGGCCCCGATATTCCGTGATATGGGCGAGTACATGCTCATCGCCCTGGACGAACGCTTCGAGAGCCAGAGCGCACCTGACGGTACGCCTTGGCAGGCGTTGTCCCCGACCTATCAGCGGCGAAAGCGGAAGAACCAGGACAAGATCCTGGTGCTCGATGGCTATCTGAAAAACACCATCCGATATCAGGCCAGCGACGACGAACTGGCGGTCGGGTCCAACCGTGCCTATGCAGCGATTCATCAATTCGGTGGTGAAATACAGATTGCGGCTCGCAGCCAGCAAGCGTATTTCCGGCATGACGCCAAGACCAACGAGGTCAGCCCCCAGTTCGTGAACAGACGTCGGGCGAACTTCTCTCAGTGGGTGTCCCTCGGTCCCTACACTATCAAGATCCCGGCTCGGCCGTGGCTAGGCACCAGCAACCGCGACGATGACGAGTTGCTAGCGATCGCACAGAAGCACCTCGATCGAGCGCTTTCCGGGAAAAGCTCCTGAGCGCGCCAAGAAGGCCTTTCATGGTTCATTTGGCTGCCGT